TCCAGCCCCCCCCCGTAGGGGGATTTAGGAGGTGTGATCGTTGTGATCTGGCTTTTCCGGACTCACGTTATTAGCACCGCCCCCTCTTCGGTGGCGATGCCTGCGGGAGTACGGCCGAGCACCCGCGCACGCTGTCCTGGCTCGGCCCAGGAGTAGCCTAGCTTGCGCGGTGTTTTGGATGTGCGGGAGTGTTGAAGAACTTGGCGGATGTCGTACGCAGCAAGTTTCTTGAGCAGGTTGACATAGCCAACCGGCAGCTCTTTCGCCTCCTCTAGTTTTTGACACGCCTCGAGTTCTACCGGCATGATCCGCATACGCGAGATGCAGTACTCAGAATCTGCATCAAACAAGGAAGTAATTGAGCTCCAAAGACTGGTCGCAGCCTTTGCAACACCGTTAGAAACCCCGCTAATTGCCGACTCGGCCATCCGCAGCAAGGGTTTTGGGACCCCCACCGCCCCTCCAACACCTTCGAGTACGATGTTGGCCAGGCCGGTGAGGATCGATGGGGCAGCACGTTCGGCAGCCACCGGGTCTGCGGTCACTTTCGATTCCGCGGTGACTGATGCTGCGAGCCCGTTCATGCATCGAGAGTACGTGGCAACGTCAGACACCCTCGCCTCAGAGCCCACCAACTCCTGGGCCTTCAGAAAGGGTTGACCGGCAAACGATGCGGAGCGCCGCACAGTGAATTGCTGGGTCTTGTCTGGTTTTGTGATTAAGATGCACACGTAGGCAACTGACTTAGTGACGCCATAGGGTCCAGCACTTGGTGACAGCTGGACCGGGACGACACCAGTTGCGTCAAAGTTTTGGTCAGTGGTCGATTGGAAAAGAATTGGGCAGCGAAGACCACGGCCACGGGCGTCAGCAGATAGCACCATCTCAATCGCTTGAGGATAGGTGCCTAGCTGCGCGTAGTTGACCGTGTCGATATCCAATCCGGAATATGAGCCCGCGACGGGCTGCGCGTCTCCTGGGAGCGAGATAACACGTGCAACAGCACCGAAGTCGATTTCGGCGGTGTCACACGTGACAGTCAGCTCAGCTCCCGTGCAGCAACCGTAGGCATAATTAGTGACTACTGGACTCGCCATTTGCGAATCATACCTGGTGACTACGGAGACTCCGTCCCGGATTGTTTTGACTGCCATCACGCATACCGCCATGGACTGACCCACGGCGAAGATGATTTCCATTGTGCTTGATGCTGCAGTAACGGCAACGTTCTGGGTACGAACGTCGGAATAGCGCGCGACCGATGTTGGGAACTGGTCTGGGACAAAAGGAAGCGCGTCGTCATTTCCAATGGTGGAGGCTGGGAAGTATTGGGCCCAGGCCGAGCGAGCCCCCTGAACCTTCGCCGGATCCATGACGAAGTTGTTCTGAAAGGACTTGTCTCCTTGGTGTACCGAAGAAGCTCGACCGGGCATCGAAGAGGTCTGGGCCTGAAAAGGCCCACGACTATAGGATTTGGTCTCCTCGTTAATCTCCACCCGAGGCCGTCTCTGCAGCCGCATTGTTTCTTTCTTTTTTGTTTTGATTTTCTTAGATCCAATTTGGATCTTCTTTTTCTCTGTCTTAATACCCTTGACCATCTCAAACTTGGGCTTGTTAACTTGGCAAAACTTGAAAGTAGAAATTGTTGAAACAAAAATTAACTGAAAAAGCTTAGACTAAGTGGCTTAAATGCTGATCACTTGTTCGCAAAAGTGGGTTCTTCCCTCGGGTAGATAGACAAATTCTTCCAATTTAATGTCAGTGCCCGGCTAAAGGTTCAAGTCTTGGTTAATTATTCTCAAAAGAAGGTCACAAGAAATCAGAATTGGTGAGAGTTTCTTGTGCGCGCCTGGACCTTTACCGGGCTGTGTGGGGAGTTGAGATAGGACGTTCAATATTTCTTGGTACTCGTCATGCGTGAATGAATAGACCATACGCACAAAGCGCTCGGAGTCGAGGGTCTGATGATGACGGTGTGTGGGACTGATTCTGTATTTATACTCTTCTGGTGTAATCGGGTCGACCTTGCGCTCGATACACTCAGCGTATAAACACTCGTTGATGTCGTTGAGAAATGGGACGTGGGAAAACGCGATTCTGTTGGCTATAGAGGCACCATAGAGCACCCCTGGCAGTTTCGCTTTTGGGCATCCGAAGATGCCCATCTTTTGTAATTGCCTGCCAATCATTGGGCCTAGAAGGTACTTGATAGGACCAAGTACTGGGTAAAATCTTCCAGAGCAAAATGTGGTGGCGCAGAGATTTTCACGAAGGCACAAATCCACCGTGAATCCCATGTTCTTGTACTGTTGTTTGATGTAGGCCACTGGGTCACCCCCAACTTCCTCTCCCAAGGTAGTAAGGGCAGTCTTGTTAATGACGATTAAAGAATCGTCCCCAATGGCTGCAGCTTTCATCTTCTTTCGCTGCGAAAAAATGGCTAGCATCATGGCTAGGGCAAGAGATGTGTTTCCAGTCGTAGTGGCTGCGGATCCCGAAGCACGTGAATTTGGGTCCGAGAATTTAATACCGCAGGAGGACTGGAATTTTTGTGTTAATATTGCTTTTACGTGGTTGAGTTCCACGGGGGCCGCGCCTAAATATTTGACGCATAATTTCTCAAGGAAGGTAATTTCCTCCTCCTTGGCGGCCTTTGACACGTGCGCGTCATATTTTTCCTGGTCGATTTCGATGACGACTACATCCTTATAGTTGTAGTCTTTATCAACGTCGAACATGCCAGCGGATCGCAGGAACACAGATAGATCCTCAGATGTTCTGCCAGAGAAGTACAAAATGTCAGAGTCAGGGCTCCAAACATGCTTGAACAACTCAGCAAACCATCTCATCAGGGGTCCCATAACCACCTTAGAGGATTCCGAATCTGCGGAAATATTTCTGACACGCGCATTTTCATTCTTTGTTGCTTCGTATTTAACGAAAGTGTTGTAAACAGCCGGGCCTGGGCTCGGCTGTGCCAGGACTTGTTTTTCCATATCGATGCGTATGTGGGCAGGGCGCTCTGATACATACTGCTTGAAGTAGTATTCGGGGTCCCATTTAGACACGATTGCTTCTTTTTCAGGGAAACATTCGAAGAGCAGGTCGTAGCCACGTCTAAGCATGGCCCTGCCCTCATCTGTCATTATAGGGACCTCGAGGACTTGGCGCACCATTGCCTCATACTGATTGTGAGAACTCGAGGATGGAAAGATTGGAAATTTGTTGACTTGTATCCCGGCAAGATGGGAAAACCGCTGCCCAGACGGTAAGACTAGGTTGCCTTTCGGCAAGTTGATTCTAGTGGCCACGGGCTTTGGAGTGAGCTCACTAGTTGGAATTGGAACCACGTCGTCGACTCGGTAAACCCCTGGCTCCAATGGAATTACCTGGTTCTTGCGAGCCAAGTAGGAGCCATACGATTCTGCGACAGTGATTGCCGAGAGTGTCTGGCCGCGAGGGTAAAATCTCGCGAGCCAAGCGAAAAACTTAAAGCGAATCAACCACATTAGCAACCTCTTAATTGCCATGGAGATCCGGAGTTTCAAATAGTGTAACACAGAGAAAGAGTTGTCTCTGCTTGCGCCGATGGAATAGTTTGCGACTGCAGTATTCAGATGAGTGTCAATGGACTCTTGCTCAGATTTAGCGGCTTCAGTGGAGACAACATACGCGTGCATGTCGCTGTAGGCCTGTAATACCTGAGGCTGGGCAAGAGTTGTCGATGCACGTAGGTGCGCTAAGAAGGAGTTGATTCCTAGCTGGGAAGGGTTTTTCCCAACGACGAAAGATTGTAGACTGAGAAGGCACTCCTCAGGCATGACGTAGGCTAAGTCAGCCGTTGCGAACGACCGCCTGCCGTAGTACTGCCTAGATCCAACCAGACGGGTCTCGAAGGGGGCCATGGGATCGGCAGAGTCGCAAAACTCAACCTGGCCACACACGGTGTCCATGAAAGAGGGAAGGTGGGTGTCACCAACGAAGGCGACATGCGTGTCGCCAACCTCGATCGTGCCGTGGAGGAATGCAGGATACTTATGCTCCCAACACTCATACTCTCCATTCGATAAAGTGTACATTTTGACGGTTGTGCCATCCGTCACATGATATCCCCCCTCGTACTTGCCAAATGCGTCCCACAATGGGTGGCAGAATACGAGGTTTTCATGCGCGGCAACTAAGGCCAACTCTTCCGGACTCAAATAATATGCAGAGTGTATGCAGGACACAAAATCGTCAGGCTCAATATGCTTGCACTCGTATAGACAGCATTTGCACTGGGTCCATTTTCCAGCTTGCAATGGATATTTGCTGTCATGTTCACGAATTGCATTGGCTACGCCACGCTGCCGGTTGGCGTCTCCTCTGATGACTTTCGGTGTGTTGAAATGAACTTTCGCTGAGGCATGGAGCATCGGGACAGCCCGTGGGCCTGAACCGACATCAAACAACCTCTTTTGAGCGACGAAAGCATTGTGTGCTGCGAGGGCGTAACATGTGGAGTTTTGACACGCTAGGGCTACATGCCCCTTGCCCTGTTTGACGTTAGAACCGGTGGTAAATGCCATGCGGCCGTCTATGATTTTCACCCCGAGCTGGTCTGAGACTGATTTGACCAACTCTTCTCCATGCTTATACTTGAGCTGTATTTCGGCCGGCATAAGCATCAAAGGGCGACCAACATTGGAAGAAAAAATAACCCAACTGTTGTATGTGAGGTGTGTGATGAACGCCAAAATAGCGCTTCGCTTACGGATCCACCCAAGCAAGTGGTGTCCAAGAATCGTGGAGGTTAGTCCTTCCGGGCCCAAAATTGCTCCTCCGATTTGCTCAAACGTTGTCAACCACGGCGTTGGGTAGACAGCCATCATAACCTCTTCAACTAGAACATTCCAAGCCACCATTGGAAATGTCTGTTGATAACCCCCTAGACTGCCCAAAAGTTGTGTTATGAGGATTGGGGTCCAGTACTCACCGCTCCACTCATGGGACCCATAGATCCTGTAAATGGCCAGCGAAAAAAGGCCAGCTGCCGGTAAAGGGCAGCACATGCCTCGCAGTGCGATAAGAATGCTCATATTGCGTCTAAATCTTGTTGTTTCGAGGCAGAAGGTGTCAAAAACCCGTCGCATACTAGGCAACAACCCTTCCGCACGCCGTTTGGCATTCGCCACCCAACTGGGCACCGCCGGCATTTTACTGGCGATTTCCGCAAGGATTGGCGCTGTAGTGGCTCCGCTCAGAAAGGATGTGAGTCGGATTTCCATGTCTTTCATGAGGACCGTAGCCCTCAAGTAAACTCGCATAAGAGTTCTCAAAAAGTTTGCAAGTAGCACTTGTAGATTCCTCTCCCCTCTCGACAATTTCCCGAGTAGGGATCTAATTAATTGGATGATTGATTCGATATAGCCCGTGAGCCGGTCGAACGTACTTCGGGCGGAGCGCGACAAGCCAGCAATTAACGCTGTGGCCTGCCTTATTCCCTGAGCAGGGGGAGAATTGACTAAGTTCCCGACCCCCCTGAGCCGCGTGCAAATACATGCCGCGAGCACCCTGGTACAATCCGTCGTGCGTCGCTGAAGGAGCGCCCAAAAAGGCACGACCTCCCTCGCGACTAATGTCTCCTTAAATTCAGAAAGACTTACAGACATGGATGGTGTAGATAATGCACTCCTGGGCTGGATGCATCTTACCCGTTTATTAACGTAAAACGTGCCACGAAAACCCGCACGCGTAAAACCGACAAACTCCACCAAGGCTACACAAAGCAAC